TTCACGAATGTTGTAAGTACTCATATTAAGTCAAACCGATAATTTTGTGGATTACGTTTTTCATCATCTAGCGCTGAATCATACGCAATGTCTATAGCATCAACAACATATTTAGATAATTCTGTTTCGGTAAAGCTCGTACTTCCCGACAACAAAATCATATCATTTACAGTTTTTAACGCAATAGGATATGCTATGTTTAGTACATTTTGTGTAATAGTATTAATACCAATACGACTACCATCATCATCGTCAAAATTATATTGAAGAAGTTTTTCCCCAGACCCACTTGCGAAATTTTGATACAATGACGAACTATCAATTTTAGCCGAACTCATTGGAACAGTTAAATTACTTGACCCGGTTTGGTTAAAAATTTGAAGAAGTGCTGGTCTAACATATTCTGCACTAATTCTTGGTATCGCAAACTGCTCTAACATTTTTTGTTGTAACGAGTCTGTTAATTTTAATTCTACTTCAGTTCGTGATGTTGATATTCTATTTACTTTTAAAACTCTATTATCATAAGCACCAATTTCATTAGCAAAAAAGTTTAGTGTAACAGAATATTGACCTGGTGGTAATTCAAATACTTGCGAATGAACCGAAGTTTGTGTAGCCTTAACAAAGTCAATATACAGTAACTTACGTAAACTACCATCTTCATATTGTAACGTTTCTGTGTAAATCGACCCACTAACAGGTTTGATGAAATCTGCGAAAATTAATGAATTGTCAGATAAACTGTATAGGTTAAGCTCAACATTATTTTGAAGAATGTTTTCTGAGAACTCAGATGGTACTTCCATATCAAGCAAATCATCTGACTTGTTTGCTATAACTCTAGAAACAGTATACCGTGGATACTGCTGAGCTAATTGTTCTACATTACTCGCAAAGTTTTCTTGATTTGGCATTAGTCTAACTCTTCAAAGTTTTTGTTAATAGTGGTTAACCACACATTATAATCAAGTTTTTCTTTATATAATGGAGTATAATATACACTACCAGATACTAAATTTGGTTCAGGTATAATTACAGTTTGTGAAATATTTGCATAGTCCGTAACAATAGAACCATCATGTCCAGAAGCGGATACATCGAATAGAGATACAGACATATCTATCTGTTCTTTTCTGGATATAGATTCACTATCAGGATTAACTATGTTTAGTAACGTTTTGTCCATAGATTATTCTACTTTAAATAATGTATCAGTATTAATAACTTTGGTATAATCGCCAGCTGTAACTTTCAACTTTAATGTATAAAATCTTCCTGGGTACAACGGCGTGGTATCTAAGACAATATACGATCCCGTTGTGTCCGTATTAATTTTACTACTGTCGTCAAATCCGACAACTGTAGTATTACTTTGTGCATCGATGATTGAATAATATGACGTTGATGGCAAGTAATATTTGTTCTTATATCGTAAAGTACTATCAAAGGATTTTAGTGGATATTCATCTCGTACAACTAAATTTATGCGAGTGATGTCACCTTTGGTATACACTTCTTTTAAATTACTTGGTACTACCTTCATATTTAATGTTGAAGGAATTGCTGCAAAACTACCAGTAGAAAATACTTGATTGTCCCACGTAATTTCTAATGTTGGTTGATAAATTGTATGTGTTTGAGTTGAGAAGAATTTGATATTTCCTTCATTTTGATTATCAAGTTCATCTGATACTGGAAATTGTAGTGCTAATCCGTGAAATGTGGATTGTAAAGACTGACTAACAATTGGTCGTAAAATATTTGTTACATCTATTCTAAGGTCTTGGAGTGGATAAGTTGATAGTGTAACACTTGCTGATGTGGACCCCGTTAAGAAATCTCCGCCCGCCATACTCCATGATGTGCTACCACTACATTGTCTCCACGTAGCACCATCATTTACGTTTTCTACGTTTTGATAGAAAAATCCACTACCCTCATCCCAAGACCGTGATACTTGATAAATAAGAACGCGTTGATTACGACGAACATTATCTGCATTGGCTAACTTTAAGTTTAGAAAGAAGTTTGACCCAGAAAATACGCTTGCAGTTGTAGGAAGGTCAAAATATAGTAATGACCTAGCAGATCCTGTGGTGTATGCGGTAGAGCTAGTAACTTCTTGGGTAGCTTTTACTACCTTACCGACTTCTAGTATTTCATCTAACCCCGCATTAATTGTTGGGAATGCTTGGTAGAGAGTAGTATCTTTACTTGCGGTTAAGAATTTTTTCATTGTGTGGCGTTCCCTATAATATCAGTTTGTGGATACTTCAACTCAAAGATACTTGGGTCGAGGCTTGGATAGATAACCCCATTAATGGTTGCTTCATCAATATCATATCTATAATTTTGATATCCAGCACCATCTTTAAATTGATATTTGTTAAAAATACGAACATTACGAACTGTTTGGACCCCTTCAACTAATCCGATAGTGTAAGACAAGTCTGCTAATATAATTGGTTCGTTAATACTCCACTTATCGGTTTGGAAGAATTCTTGTACGGTACCGATACTTCGAGCTAACACATCATTTACATTATAGTTTCTTAGTACAGAAATATCAAATTGAACACCGATATTAATAATAAAGGCATCTACGATGTTTATATCATCTGTTAACATTCTAAATTGGTCGAGGTATCTTGCTAGATTGTCTTTGACCACCGTATTTAATGTTGCTAAATTACCATTTGTATCATATCCTAATGTATACAAGTTGATAGCATTTGGACGTACCGGATTATCAACATAAACACGTTCATTACTTGCTGCTAAGATGCGATTAATTTGTTCATCACGTACCGCATATGCTTTAGCGATTTTACCATATTTTGATGGAAGTGCGTAAGAACGAACCGCATAATCTTCTACAGTTACAACACGATTTTGTGCATTAAAAAATGCTAACGCATTTTCACGAATTTCATCAATTGATTCTCCTTCACCACCACCTGTGGCTGGTAAATCGTTGTTGATAGTGATACTTTGAACTGCTGCGTTAAATGCGGTTACTTCTGCTGGAGTGTATCCTGTCGTATCGTTTAGTGTAGATACTGATGAGACTTGGTTAATCGTATTTGATGGTGTATTACTTGTAACACCGCCACCTACCAAATATCTAACAGTTAATGTTGTATTGAATGGAGATACACCATATGCATTACTATTTAGAAAGTTTACATTATTAATTGCGACATTACCTAATGCACTTTCTATGGTGTTTCCGTATTGAGAATTTGCTATTTGACGAGAATCCAACGTGGTGTTTACTTCTGCTGCATTATCTGTTCCAGAGCCAAACACAAGTTCCATACGATTGTCTCTATTAATTCTTGTAACAAATCGACGAGGAACCTTACGAAGTCTTAGTCTTGCAGATGGAAGTGCTCCAGATTCATTGTTTGCGGTTACACTTGAATCATCCATAATAACATCTTGTGCTAAATAATCAACTTCATACCATCGATTACCATCGGAATCTGTTATGGTTTCGATACCAATTACGTTAGCGTCTGGTATGGTTGCTGAACTGAATCGCTGTGGTGCACCAAAAGAAAATGTTGTGGTCTTTTCTTCTGCAGCAATTAGTTTTGCCGGCTTCGTGACAATAAATGTGGCTGGGTTTCCAGCATTAAATGTATTAACGATGTAATCATTTACTGTAATATCTGAAAAATTTATATCTTCTGACAGTCTAAAAGTTGTTGCTGGTTGACCAGTTGTTGTAGAAGTGGTAAAAGTACTTCCTCTTGCTACTTTAACCAAATACTTTGTGTCTGGAACATATGAACCATTAACAATTGTAGCCGGTGCTAATTGATACAACGTAGCTGTTGTAGTTGCTGGAGATGTTAATTTTGGCTTGTATCCTAAAAACTGAGATATAGAAATTACATTTTCTTGTTGTTCTGCATAAGCTAACAAGTTTTCTTTAAATTGGTTATCAATATAGAATGACAAGACATCACCGACATACGAAGCCATTTCAATAAACATCATACCTGGGGATGTTTCATTGAAATCTGAATACGTATTTGGGTAGTACGCTCTAGCAAAATCTATAAGAGTTTGTCTAAAATCCGTAAATGTCTTAGCAACATAATTAATTTGCTTAACATTTGGTCTTGGTTGTATGATTACCGGTTGATTGGTTGCCATTTAAAACTCCAAATTAATTTATTCTTCTGACACGTCGAGCGTTTCTAATTTGTTCATTTACCCGAGCGGTTTCATCTTGTACGACTGGTTCTTGTGGAAATACTACAGATGCTGCACCTAACGCATTAGTTAGTATACTTACTTGGTCCGTTACATTTCGATTATTTCTAAATCTATATGTGCAGAGAATGTTAATAATATTTTCATCTACCGTTTGTGTAATCTGAAAATTAGTTAATTCAATAAATGGTAACCAGCGGTCAACAGCATCTGCAACTGCTAATCTCGCTTCTTCCAATGTATCTTCAGTCATTGGCTCAAATAATATTTTCCACAAGTCACACCCCAATTCAGGCTGACCAACACGTTCCCCCTTTTTTGTAAGAATTAAATTCTTAAAATTAGAGCGAACTTGTTGGATTACCGTGGTGGACTGGTCAAACATTCCTGTTTGTCCCAATCTAATTGGTAATGTAACGCCGATAAACTTCTGAGCCATTTATCTCTCCAATTAGGCTAGCTTCATTGCCTTCATCATAGAAGAATAATCTTTATTAATTGCTTTGAGTGCTGGATTATCTTCTGATACGCCTGGTGGTGTTGGCATCACTTTACCAGTAGTTGCAACTATGGTATCGCCGTGACGTTCTAACCCCATCATTTCTGCAAGTTGTGAACGAGAAAATTTTGGTTTAGCCGTAGTAGATTCACTAACTTGCTTTGGTTGCATACTTTTAATTTCGGCAATCGCTTCACCAAGAACTTCTGGAAGAATCTTCTTAACTGCTTTTTCCACAGATTCTTCAATTTGTTCCTTGACCAATTCTTTGACGTATGCTCTAAATAATGCTTTGTCCATATTATTACCCTCTACTGGTTATTATATCTTCCGAGAACCGTATTGACCGAAGATTTTTGTGCTACATTTTTTAAAGATTCTCTGTATTTAAAAGGATTTTCTTGCTTTTTAAGTTCTTGATCCAATGCTCTAACTGATGCTTTTTGACGTTGCTGTTTAATTTTATCTATCTTAGTCTTGATATAGTTTTTAATTTGACCGTATGATGGTATTCTTAGTTTAGGAACTATTAGTGTTGGTACTGTTGGGATTGCCGGTAGTGCCGGTAATCCACTAGTATATGTTCTTGCAGCGTTTAAAGTTCTTTCTCTAACTTGATCAATACTTCCAGTTGTAAAAAGTCTATCTGGTATAACAGTGTTTAATATGGAAAATTGTGGTATTTCTGGAGTTGTAATCGTTGGTATGTTGCCAGTTAACGATTGTAAAGAACCAGAAATATCACTTGTATTAACCGGTAATAAGTTACTTGGTAGTCGTGTATTTGTAACCGATGGAACCGTTGTTATCTGCTCACTTATTTCTTCTCTTAACGGATTATTTATTGGTAATAAATTACTTGGTATTGCCATAATCAGTCGTTAGTTTTAGAAGTAAAATTACTTGTACTGTTGAATATAGCCGCTTGTGGAATGCCTGGTGCTCCGAGTTTTATCCTTAATTCTGTTATAGCTTTGACAAATGGGACTGGATTTAGTGTAGCAATAGATTTAGGTATTTCTACAATAAATGCGTCCATTAAATTCTGTAACCATGTAGCCAACTCACCACCCAACACCATTGGTTGTGTTGTATCGTTTGGTGACGCCCCTATAAATATCTTTTTACCCGATATTATGTAGTTTCCTGAGGTTCCCTGGGAAATATCGTTTGTTACATTTAGGTTAATCGAACGAGCGGTTAGGATTAAATCCCGAGATGTAGAAATTTCAATATCTCGTTCTGCGGTAATAAAGACAGATTTACCAGAATCTATGGTAATCGATTCTACTGCACTTAGGTTTATTTCCTTCTTTGCAAACAGAGATATTTCATTTACCTTACTGTTTAAAATGACTCTATCAGAATTAAGGAAAATCTGTGCTCCTGTATACTTTGTAGAATCGGATGATTCTGTTGACCTTAAATGTGCGACACTGGTTCGAGTTGCTGGGTCAAGTGTCACCCTTTCGTCTACTATCATCCAAATACAACTTTTATCTTTGTTTATATCCTCATAAACCAACGAATAAACCGATGGTTGTTGTGTAGACACAGCTTTACTGATGTCTTGTCCAACAGTTAATAACAAATTAGGTTGTGGAGTTGCTGTTACAGGATTACTGAATAGGCTTGACCCAAATCTTATAATATTTCCAAATCTACCTTGAATGATTGTATCTCCTTCATTCGGTCGTACCATTTTAACTGAAGGATTTTCTGCAAATTCATCTCCAAGATTTGTAGATTGAGTATTTCCCCACGGACGAAATGCTGGTCCACCTTGTGCCGCAATACTTACTTCTTGACTTGTATCAGAGGAAGGTGGTAATGGTGAAAACTTTTGACTTAATCCAGGCCAAGAACTTTCTGTAATTTTGTTATTAATGTTTACTCGTCTGGTATAGAATAATCGGCCGACCGAGTAAAATACCATAACTATTTCATTTTTAAGAGGATATTCACGAATAGTACTTTCTAAAGGCATAGCCCAGTTTAACTGGTCTTTTGGTACGTTTCTATCATCGGGAATTAATCTGATTTTTGCCATCCCAATGTTTATACCAGTCTGCCCCTCATATTCTGGGTGCTGTTCGTTTAGAATAATATCCTCTACTACTGCATCCTTATACGGAGAATCTTGTATAACAGAAAACCGTGGGTACTGTGAAGCACCCAACTGGTTGATATCTAGGTTATACGGCTTTGACCCGTATGCACTCACGATTATTTCTCCGCAAATACATCATCCAAGTCCTTCACATCTTCTTGAAGGTCTTGGATTTCTGTGGTGATATCTTTGAGTAATGCTTCTTTTTCTGATTCGGAAAGTAATCCTTCTAATGATGCATTAGACTTGACCCCAACCGACACGATGCGTTGTGCAATTTGAGCGACACGGACCAAATGTTCGTCGTTTTTTACGTTTACTTCCAAGAATCCCTGCACAATAGGTCCAATCACAGCCGCATCTTCTGGAGTGCGGATGAGTTGGACCATTTTCATAATAAACGAGTTGATTTGTGCCCGTTTACTGTCAGTATTTTTGTGTATTTCGGTAAAGATGTCGGCTAGACTCTTCCCATCATACAACTCGGAATTGATATCCATAAAGACCCCCTAAAATCCTATATTATAAATAGATAGGATTTACTTTTTATATGAAAAATAATGGGTTGGGTCTGATAAATGTCCATTGCGTCTAAACTCCCCAAGCATCTTCAAAATTTGGGGTCGCATCTTATTGATAACCTTAGTAATATGGGCGGTCTTATAACTGGTCATTTCTCTGACCATTAGGTATAACGCTTTTTTGTTGAAATTATCGATATTGTCAATTCGTTCAATAAGTTTGACTATAGCTGCTCCAATTTCCTTATCTCGTTTCTTCTTAAAGAATCGGTCAAGGTTAAACTCCCAATACTCCACCAATAATTTCAAGAATTCTCGCATATCTACCGTAGAATCCTTAGTTTCTGGTTCCACAATTAACATTTCTTCCAAAGTAAACGAATCTTCTGTTTGGTCTGAAAAGTATAGTACCCGTTTTTCTTCTTTATATGAGTTATTATTATGTAATATAAGATAATTTTTAGCTATGACACTAAAGTAAGAGAATGCTTTCCCCTTATCCTCTGTAAATTTATGAAGATTAATAACCAGAAAGGAGACTACCTGCGCTTTAATTTCATCGAAGGTACCCTCCATATAAGGAAATTTGAACCGATTGATAACATTCTCTGCTAGCTTATCAAGCGGTCCTTGTATTTTACTTCTAAATAATTGTTCTCGTACATCTAAATCGTCAGATTTATTGTATGCGATTATTGCCTTTTCAGTTTCTTCTGTGAAATAGACCTTATCGTTCTTCTTCCTCGTTGTTACCATCACGTATCTCCGTAACGAATGCGTATAATAAATCTACGCATTCTACCAATTGTTTAAAAACAGATCCTACTTCATCGTCTTGTTCAAATATTTGACGACCATCTAATGCACGCATCAGTCTTACAGTCGCATTTGTTCGACCATAAAACTGATTGATGACATCTTCTAATTCTTCGTTCTT